GTATCTGTTTTGTGAGTTATTAAACGGTGTTCCTCCTAACATTCGAGCAGGTCTCAAGCCAAAGTTACCACTTTGATTTGCCATAGTTTTTACTCCTTGTTATAAGTTTAAGTTTAATAACCCTTAAATGGTATTCACTAAAAAATTACTTTTTAGATCCACCACCGAAGGTTACTCGAGATGACCTTTCAATATTGATCGGCATCTCAGGTCGTTGCTCCTTCATTAAATCATGATCAACCGCGTCCATTTGTCCTTTGGTCTTACTTCTAAAGTAATCCTTGCGCGATTCCACAATTTCTTCTGGTATCCTAGCCAACAATAGGCCACCAACCCCAACTACGCCTTCGTGTTTTCCTTCTGCCATAACAGGATAATCATTAGGACCAATTTGTTGTTCTAACTCATCGGCTCTAACAAGTTCCCATCCTTCTCTGAGTTTTTTAGACATATTTGCTGTGTCTTGAAAACCCATCGTTTCGGCTCTCAACCAACGGTGTACAAAACCTGCTGGTGGCGGAGGCGCATCTAGACTTGATGGTGGAGTCCAGGGCTTTTTTCTAATTTCTTTAGCTCTAAGCTCTGACTCGCGCGAAACTTTCTTTATTTTTTCACTCATATGTGTTCTCCTTTAATTTTTTACGTATTTCGCGTATTCTTCAGGTGGCACCCCTAATCTTTTAGCGATTACCAACTGTGACTTGGTGAGTTTCACAGTCCTGCGTCCATTTTGGTTTCTAACAGCAGAAGCAACAACTTGGACGGGTTTTTCTTGCTTCTGAACATTCTCAACAACAGGTTGTTGAGCATTAGCAAACTTATTAGGAAAATATTCTCCTAATCGTTTATCTAATTCATTATAATACTCATCACTGTCTCCCGCAATACCCTCACTTTTGATTTGCTTGTCTATTTCTAGAGCAGCACTTGTCATAATAGAGTCTTGCATAAACCAGTCATTCTTCTCTGCCCAAGCTCTTGCTTTAGGGGAAGCCTGTATTTCAGGTATTTCTGGTTCAACAGGTTGAGATTTGATTCTTTCTGCTTCTTGTTCTCGCATGTATTTAGTATTTGCTAATCTTTCATTTTCAATACTTAATTGAACAAGTCTTTGATTAGCTTTAGCGATTGCAGCAGAATCTTGATTTTCGATTGCTGATTGCAGTTCTCTAGATGCATCAGCTGTATCGGTTTTAATTCTAGATTCAAATTCTTTTAGATAATTTTCTTCTAGTTTTGGAAAACGTTTTTCCAAATCTTCCATTTTACTTTGAAGACCTTTAGCATATTGGAGTGCAGCTTTTTCTCTTCTTTGAGCTTCCCTCCAATTTTTTGTTAACTCTCCAATTCTAGTTTGAACATTATCAGAATATTTTTTTAGATCCTGTTTAGGTTGTTCAGAAGTTTCTTCTTTTTTATCTTCTGCAACTTCTATATCTACTTTATCATCCTTGTGTTCATTTACAGCAGTTCCATCTGGTGTAACTTCATACTTAGGTATGACAGGTTCTTTTGATTCTTGTTTTTTATCTTCTACTTGTACTTCTTGCTCTTCTACTCCTGAAGTATCAAGTTCTACTTCACTGGTATCTAAACCATATTTATCTTTAACCATTTGTTAGCTCCTTAATATGCGTGCAGTATATCCTCAGGATTACTGATCGTTGCGATGATTTCATCATCGTTTAAAATACGTACTTCACCGCCTTCAATTTTAAAACGGCTTCCTGCGTATCTTCCAAATATAATCCAATCACCTTCTTTACACCAAGGCTTATCATTAAATTTATCTTTGTCTTGATAGCAAAGCGGACCCATTTTTAAAACCAAACCACAGACAGTTGTCATTTGAATTCGTTCATGCGTTTGATCCGCATAAATAATTCCTGCTTTAGTTTTCTTGGGACCAGAGTATGGAAGAACTAAAATTCTCCATCCAGTAGGTTGTGGAAGTTTTTCTATAAGTTTTTTATCAATGGAATTGGAATCGAGATAGAGTTTCTCTACTTCTTCCTTAGATTTATAAGCATTGAGGAGACCTCCATTATTAGTCTCCAGCGCCTTCGGCGTTATTATTGTCATTTAGCTCCTGTTTCTTGAACAAGTCCGTTAGGTCTTGTCGCAGATCTGTTAGTGATCTGATTTGTCCTATTATATATTGATAAGTGTCCCAATTGTCAACACCAATAGTCACTTTCTCTTTCAAAAGATTTAATCTTTCGTCAATGAGTTTCTTTTTGATTCGTTGTACTGTATCGTAATCCATTATTTACGTTTAATTAAATCTGTAGCTTTCAAACCGTACACGCTCGCAATTACTCCTACGAATATGGTTTGATACCAGAATGGAAGATCGGAAAAATACTTGAAGAAAAGCTGCATTTTGTTCATAATCTCCGGATCGTCGCTGAAAACAGCCCAAGCTAATAAAACAATGGGCGCTGATAGAAGCACTAATATGAATTCGTCCTTCCAATCCGATTGCCTTGCTTCTAGTAATTTACCTTGATACTCAGCCTCACCACTAGCCATCTTTTGTGCATGTAGCATTTGAGCATCGGACATTAACATTTTAGTTTTTTGGCGGTTCTGATAGATATGTGAACCAGCTTTAAATGCCATACCTATCAGATTTAACCAAGCCATAATTAATTATTTGTCGAATGATTGTTTAACATCTTCAGACCAATCTTTCCAAAACTTGTTTACATTGCTGTAAAAACCAGTCCAGAATTCTTTTACTTCTGAGTATGTTGGGAATGCGAATTTAAACATTTTATATCCTTTGTTATATGTTGCAGTGCAATATATAATATATCATAATCTTTTGTCAAGTTTTCACTAACAAAGTTTAGTTGGTTTATTTTTTGCTAATTTTGTTTTAACTGTAACCGATCCTCCAGATTTCATTTTACTAAAACCTTCTAAGTTACGTTCTTTAAAAGTATTTCCACCAGGTAATGTTCCTTGACCTTTTATAGCTCTAAAAATACTCACCATATCTCTAAAATTTCCTCCTTGTAAACGATTCATGAAACTTTGTTGCATATTTTTATTAATTTCACCCATAGCTCTCTTGGAAGCACCTAATACATCTAAATTTCCTTTAGCAGGAACGTTAATACCTTGAGATGCAGGTCCTTTTATGGGTGGGGTAGCAGAGGAATTAGCTGCAACTCCTCCTTCCGCCTTTTTTTCAACGCCTTTTATCTTCCCTTTGTTCATTGTAGCATAAAAAATAGACTTTCCCTTCTTAGAACCATACTGTTCCTTCATGGATTTCATAATTTTTTTACCTTTTTTATTGAGGGGCATTGTTTTTATCCTGTCTCATCTTTTCTTCTTGTAGTCTTAATCTCTTTCTACCAAGTTCCTCGTCTAAATTCAACTTGTCCTCGTCTAAAAACTGTTTCGCAGTGAATTTTTGTGCTTCAAACTCTCTTTTTTTCTCTTCTTCTTGCATTTTTCTTTGAATGTCTAGTGCTCTTAGGTCAATTTCTTGTTGTTTTAGTTGAACAAGAGGATCTTGACCTGTTGCAGCTTGGAATTGTCGCTCCATATTGATTAAATTTTCTGTTTCAACTGCAATTTCTTCTGCAACTTTAGATTCAAACAACATTGCAAACTCTTCTGGTCGCTCCATTTGCAATTGTTTCATCTCTTCGGTCTCTAACATTTGTGCCAACACTTTGTTTTTAACTTTTAAACCAACGTGTTGGGATACGTGAGCCTGCATAAGTGCATAGACTTGAGGATTAATCTGAACCATACGTGAAGTCATGAAGGCCATGTGAGCTTTAATGTGTGCATCGTGGTTCTGTTCTGGAAATGCTTTAGGAATAACCATCTGCAATGCGCCAGAATTTTCCTGTGCAGGATCAATCGGTTTAGGGGGTTCGGGTGGAGGTTGGAGGATGGCTCCAATGTTTTTTACTCCAAGGGATTCGTACATACGTTTAGGCTTCATGTAAATTATGAATTTGTGGATTACTTTGTGCCAATTGTAATTCTGTTTGCGCCATTTGAATTCGTTGCGACATAGAAAAAATATTAGGATCGGCAACAGGAATCACATCAATTCGATCATCAAAGTCTGATTGTTTAATCGTTCTTGATGCTCCATACACATCATATGGATATTCAGCAGGTAGATAGGTTGCAAATACTTTAGCTAATAATCTAAACTCTTGTTTTTGTGCATAGTAACAACGCTTGTGAATAGCGGACATCACACGAGATCCACGTTCTAATAATGCAATCGTAGTTCCTACCGCAGCCGTTTGATTCGCATCTCCGACTTGCATATCCGCAATCATCGCAAAACGTTTACCCGCATCTACACAGTATCCTAATAATTGATACAAGGTAGTAGAGGGTTCGTTGAAAGGTAATAATTGAAACTGGTCTTTAACATTTCCTCCAGGTGCATCTACATCTCTAAACTCACCCGGTTGTAATGGCTCTGCATCATCTCTGATTTTTAATCCTCTAGATTTAAAACCTGCAGGTAAATTCTTTAATGTGGCTGCATCTAACAGTTGACGGAGGGCGGAAGTCGCAGCACGGGATAATCCACCAATAATGTGAATTAAACCAAATCCATAAAACCCTAGACCTGGTAAAAATTTATAGTGAACAAAATATTGTTTTCTTTTTTTCAATTCATCTTCAGGTTCATAGTTCCTGTAGATAGAAAGAATTTGCATGGAGTCTTCATCAATGGTCACGACGTACGGGATCTTGACTCCGTTATCATCTTCAAACCCAGATAAATCTAAGTTTACATGCATTTCAATTAGATTATATAAATCATAATTCTGTGCCGTATTTTTAACACCTTCTAAATCATTGTATTTATCTTGTGCTCGATCATCTTTCATTTGAGGTTTTGGCAAATCAATATCACGATAGAAACCTGATACTTGTAGTTTTCGTAAATCGTTTGCATTAATTTTTACAATCTGTGTAATTCGTT